ACTTAGAATGGGTAACATCTAAAGAGAACTGTAATCATGGTACAAGGATAGCAAGATGTAACGGAGTTCGTCGTAACAATACAAAGAATATGAAAGAAGTTAAAGGTGTTAGTTTAATAGGTGATAGAACTATCGTGTTCCCATCAGCTAACGAAGCAGGTCGAAACGGATTTGACAAGTCAAGTGTTATCAATTGTTGTAATGGAAAGCATGGAGCGAAGACGCATAAGGGATATAGATGGTCATATACATAAAGTGGTGAGAAATCTCTAAATTGGGATAGCTCGCCACTTTTATTTTAAAACATTATTAAATCAAGCCCCCGGTCGAAAAAGTTTCATGGATTTGGGGACTGATGGGAACCGGTGGATGGGGTCAATCGTCTAAATATACGAGATAAAAATTTTGCATAGGGGGGTGTAGGACTTTGAGGATGTCAGATTTGAAGAAACAACTTTTCAGACAGATTGATATTAACGACCAAATGGAAGTTGAAAAAGTTGAGCGATACCTTGATTTAGTTAAGCTTTATCGAAAAATGAATAGTTCAATTACAAAATATGGGCCGATGATTGAAGTAGAAAATGGTTCTCAAAAGTTCTTGAAACCTAATCCCGCAATAGCTCAAAAAGTGCAAATTTCTCGTGCAATTATCACGCTAGGTAAAGACCTCAATCTTGATGAACTAGGTAAAAAAGTTGTAACTGATCCAGAAGATTATAACGAGAGTGATTTAACATGATTCATCAAAAGCATGTTGATTTTTATATCAATCAATATAAAAACGGTGAGATTAAGTTAAACAAAGATCGAATTGATTTGATAGAGTACCTGGAGAGAGATGTTCTTTCTCGTGATGATATTTATTTTGATGACAAGATGATTGAGGATTGTATCAACTATGGTGAAAAATGGTTCTTCCCTTTGGAGCCGTTTCAAAAGTTTTTAATCGCATTTGTATTTTTATTTTTCAAAAAGAATGACAGGAATTTTTATCGTAAGTTCCTTTGGTTCTTTGGTCGTGGTGGTGGTAAGAACGGTTTGCTATCTGTTGTTCTTAATTTCTTGCAGACAGAACTTCATGGAATTAATGATTACAACATTTCAATTATTGCTAACTCCGAAGAACAAGCTAAAACTTCTTTTGAAGAAATCTATAATACTATCAAAAGAAATAAGGTTCTTCAAAAAGCGTTTGAATATGGTAAGTCAGTTATTACCAGCAAGAAAACTAATAGTAGTATCAAGTTTAGAACGTCCAACGGAGACACAAAAGACGGTTTAAGAGATGGTGCTGTTGGTTTCGATGAAATACACCGTTATCCAGATAACAAAGATGTAAAGGTTCATATATCTGGTTTAGGTAAAAAGAAGAATCCGAGAGAATTTTACACTGGAACTGATGGTTATGTTCGTGAGGGCTTCCTGGATAACATGAAAGAAAAAGCTAGAAGAGTGTTAAGAGGTGACACGCGCCCTAACGCTCTTTTTCCTTTTATGTGTTTGTTAGATTCAGAAGAACAAGTTGATGATCCAGACAATTGGGAACTAGCAAACCCAATGCTGCATAAACCTTTGTCAGATTATGCTGAAGGTTTATATGAAACAATGTTGGAAGAGTACGAGGATTTAGAAGACGACCCATCAAACAGAGAAGAGTTTATGACTAAACGAATGAACCTACCAGTTACAGATTTAGAAAAATCAGTAGCAACTCGTGAAGAAATGTTAAGAACTGCATATGAAGAAGATTTAACTACTTTAAGAAAGGTTCCGGATGTGAGAGGTAGACAAGCTATTGGCTGTTTAGACTATGCTAGTTTACGAGATTTTGCCGCTTGTGGGCTTTTATTTAAAGTTGATGATGACTATGTCTTTAAGACTCATTCATTCGTTAGAAAGCAATTTGTGGACATTTATTACGGTTACTCAAGAAAAGCAGAAGAGCATAAAAAAGAACGATTTGCACCAATTAAAAAATGGGAGAAGAAAGGTTTATTAACTGTTGTTGATGAACCAACAATTAGCCCTAAATATATTGTTGAATATTTTGTCAAAGCCAGAGAAGAATATGGCGTGACTAAAATAGTTGCCGATAATTTTAGAATGGAAATTTTAGGACCACTATTAAAAGCTGAAGGATTTGAAGTAATAGTTATTAAAAATCCAAGAGCAGCGGATAGTTTGTTGGCTCCTCGTATTGAAGATGCTTTTGCTAATAATAATATTATCTTTGGTGACAACCCACTAATGCGTTGGTACACAAATAACGTGCTTGTAAAGACGAATGCAGATGGTAATAAACATTACCTCAAGAAAGAAGAAGTTAGACGTAAAACAGATGGTTTTAAGTGTTTTTTGTGTGGCATGTGGTGTGCGAAAGAGTTAGAAGAACAATTTGATATTGATGAATCATTTGATATGTTGGATGAGATTGATTTTTAGAGATGATTAAACTTTACTTCTAATGTATTATTAAATGTGAACTAAAAATATGGAGGAGTAGATTCAATTTGAACAAATTCGGAAGGGAAATAAAATCTTTTTTTAATAACCCATTGGGAATAATTGGTATGTTCTTAGTGTTAACAGAGGGAATTGCAGCTTTTGTAATAACTCAATCGCAATTAGATTATAGTTTGAATTTAATTCTTGTTATTTTTATTGTTGCTTTTCCAGTTTTAACATTAGGATGTTTTACCTACCTAGTTGTAAAACATCACAAAAAATTATATGGTCCATCAGATTATAAAGATGAAGTTAATTTTTTATCAACATTCAATAATTTTACAAATTCTAACGAAGTAATAGAAATAAAACAAAATAAACAAGTGACGTCAATGATTGTTAAAGACCCTGAAATAGTAGAAGTAGAAACATTTTATAAAGTGAAAATAAATAATAAAACTCAAAATTTTGAACAGTTACGTAAAAATCTTTATAAAATTCAAGTTTCATCAGAAGTATATAAGTCAAATGTTAATATTGAAAATGAAGATAGTTCTCAATCCATCTGGCTAGGTTCTAATTACCCGTTTGAACAAGTTAAAGATATATTAAGAGTCTGTTTTGAATCGAATGCTGATATTAAATATATTAGTTATAGTGATGACTCAGAAACGCTTAGAAGAAATCCGCCGAAAGAAACTCATAACAATATATTTATCGGAGGTAGTACGAATACTGCTATATCGGACGGTTGTAAACCTCTTAATGATAAAATTAAGAATAAAATAATTAACGCAAAAACAAATAATGAGTTGAGAGAATTAATAGAAATACATAATAGTTGAAACCTAATCTACATTAGGTTTTTTTATTTTACCTTGAAAGGTGGTGAAAATATGTGAGTTTATTTGATGTCTTTAAAACATCTATAAAAAATGAAGATCCAACTGATTGGATTCCCGATTTTGTTGTTGGTGACGAAACGGCCAAACGTTCTTATCTTAAAATCATGGCTAAAGCAACTGTCTTAGACTTTGCAGCAAGAACGATGTCAACGATGGAAATTAAGTTTAAGGATTTCAAAGATGGTCCTGAATGGGAGTACATTTTAAATGTTAGACCTAATAATGACACATCAGCGGCTACTTTTTGGTATAAGTTCTTTTACAGGTTATTAGATGAAAATGAAGCTTTAATTATCTTTACTGATGATAACCAATTATTGTTAGCTGATGATTTCTCTAGGGAAGAAAAAGCAGTCTATGAAGACGTATTTACAAATGTATCTGTAAAAGATTATGTTTTTAAACGTTCTTTTAGACGGTCAGAAGTACTTTATTTTGAGTATAACAATGAGAACTTAGAAAGATTTACAAAAGGGTTGTTCAATGATTATTCTGAATTGTTTGGACGTATCCTTGAAGTTGCCATGAGAAACAATCAAATTCGTGGAACAGTTTCTATCGACACAACTGGTAGTGTAAATGAGGAAAGAGATAAAAATGGTAAAACAAGAACTGAAAGGTTACAAGGTTTTATTGATAAAATTTATCAATCCTTCAGTAAAAATTCAGTTGCTATAGTTCCTAAAATGAAGGGTTTCGAGTATGAAGAATACACTAATAAACAAGGTGTTTCTAACCAATCATTAGATGAATTGAATAAAATGAAATCATCTTTAATTGATGATGTGTCCAACGCCATAGGTATTCCTACGGCGCTTATTTATGGTGAAAAATTAGAGCTTGATTCTAATATCAAAGCTATGAGAAAAACTTTTACAGAGCCATTAGCTAAAAAAGTTAAGGATGAATTAACATCTGGAATTATTACTAAAGCTGGATACGTAAGAGGCGAACGTCTTAAAGTTACCAATGTACTTCCTAGAAGTATTATCGAAGATGCTGTTCAAATTGATAAGGTAGTTTCTAGTGCAACTATATATCGTGATGAAGTGCGTGATGTTTATGATTTAGATCCGTTGCCAAATGGTGAAGGTAAGAAACTACTCTTAACCAAGAACTATGAAGAAACAACGAAAGGAGGTGAGAACGTTAATGACAGTTAAAATTTCAATCAATGGTCCAATTATTTCTAGTGATGAAAAATGGATTTATGATTATTTTGAAGAAGAGGCAACTTGTGCTAGGGATGTTAATGAAGCTTTACCTAAGAATGGTGAGGACGTTGAAATCACAATAAATTCATGGGGCGGCTACGTTGATCAAGGAGCAGAAATCTATA